AATTCCTCCGGTCTAGGCCAATTAGTCTCGGCTGGTTTATATTGAATGAAGTCAGCAGATTCCAAGTCTAAGATCTCCATACAGAGTTGAAGCTGAGGCATATAGTGCTCGGGGACCTCCCCAGGGATGATTTTTCTTTGGGGTGGACACTTAATCTCCACCAGTTTACCGGATTCAGTTACACCATCGGGACTTCCACCGAGCCAGTCATATACGGGATGGGGACAGAGACCAAGTTCATGGACAACCTCTCCGTGTCGCTCTTCATAGAGGATCCTCGCCTCGTCTTCGTAGAGCTCACCATGCCTGGTGGCTGCGTTCCCAGTGAACTTCTCACCCAAGCCACACTTCTTCAGTAAAAGTGCTTCGGGTGTTTCATACTTATTTTTACCAATGGCCGTGGCGGCATCTGAGGCTGTTAACATCTTACCACGGAGAGCAAGCCATTCTTCAGATTTCTGTGCCGCATATTCTCGATCTAATGCCGCTCTAACATTGGGATGCATATTACAAATTTATGGACTATTACTTTTAAGTTCCTCCTGTTTTCTAAGCTCATCTTTCACCTGAAAGAACATACGAGCAGCATTTTGCTCAGCTTGTTTTTTACTCTTCGCAATTCCTCTACTCATACATGCGTTCTGAATGTAGATGTCTATGTAGAAGAGACCCTCATATTGACCGACCACCCGGTACTCTGGGAGCTCCATGTTATTGACCTGACAGTACTTCATCAGGTGGTCCTTGAAATTATCGTCAATCATGATGATATTCAAATCCACAATGTTGGGGTCCGTAAAGATTCTCAATACAAACTCCTTCGCGTGAATGAGACCGATGTCCATATAGATGGCTCCAATGAGGGCTTCGAATGCATCTTCGAGAATTTTAGGGTTATTGTTCCATCCGTTACGCATCCCTTTCTCATCCATGATGATGAGGTTCTGAAGTCCCAGGTGTTTTGCAATGTGTGCCAGAGTTTCACCACGAACAAGCTTGGTACGAGCCTTCGTGAGGAAACCTTCCTGGCGACTCTCGTACCTATCGAAAAGAAATTTGGTAATAACGAAACCTAGGACGGAGTCACCAATGAATTCTAAAGTCTCGAAGGACTCAGTAAATTGTTCATATTCTTTTAGAGCAGATTTATGGGTAAAGGCCTTTTGGTACAAATCAAGATTTTTGATCTTTGTACCAACAAGTTGTTCGATTTGAGTTTTTTCAACAAACATTCTTACTATAAGGATGTGTTATTTTTTTAAGCCTTTTCCTTCTTGATGTAGTGGGGGGAAAGGAACTTTTGGAGGTTAAGGTAGGTGACCTGTGTATCAGCTGGTGGGGAAAGAAGCTCCTTAAGCGTGTCGTCGAGGATAATTTGACGACCGTTCTCGGGATGCTTGAGGCCCTTCTCGATGATGTATTTGTTGATAAACTTGGTCACCTCAGAACGAGAGATGAGCTCGCCTTCTGGAAGAGCCAGGAACTCCCTCAACTTAGGTGTAATTTCTTGTTTGCGGTTGAAGCCGTTGTTCTCGGACCGCTTCTTGGCCTTCTCACCATCCGGGTCCTCTTGGGTGTTCTTGACCTTGCGGACGAGCTTGGTGAGAGTCTTGATGTCGTTGCGGAGAGCGGCGAGTTCGGTTTGAATGGTTTCGAGAGACATTATATCTTTCTTACAGGTGAAATCTTTAAGTCAATAATTTTTTATATATCTCTATATTAATGGATGATAAGATTTACCCAGAGACGACCATCTCCAAATATATAGATGAAAATCTTCTGTTCAAGGATGTCAAGTTGAAAAAGTACTACGAGAGAAACGAACAGAGAGATTTGGGGAAATTCAGGGCGCGTTTACATACCAAATATCCAAACAAAGATCTTGAGAAAATTGCGTATGTTGTGGTCACTGATTCCATTCGAGATATCATTTTGGAAACTGTGAGTGAAATTAACAAAGTTGTAAAATCCATGGGGGACCTCATCATTAGTGGCGGTGAAGCATTTAACATGTATGTACCCTACGAGGACCGCATAATCACCAGTGATATCGATGCTAAGTTTGTTCCCCGTATGCAGATGAACTCCAAATACTTTGGAAAACTTCAAGCAGTCAAACTTATCTTGTGGAATACATTGGGGCAAATTGCGAAAAATCTCAACATGCGTGTAAAGAATCGTATCATCGCGATGAATAAGAAGAATCCCAAAATTTTCAAATTCGCTGGTATTGGGTTCAAACAGTCTGGTCCCTATGTCACTAGGAGGTATACACTCATCAAGAAAAAGAAAACCCAAAAAGGTAACACACCCTCAAAGGGTGACATATTCATCGATGTGGAATTGTTCGCACTTGACCTCAATATACGTTTGTATTCACCAAAGTCCGGTCGTGTTGAAGATTTCAATGTTGGTGGAATCCTAGACATTCCATTGATGAGACCCCAAGAGTTTGGATATGAGGTTGCTCTAACGAAGCGTAAAGGTATAACATACCGAAATGTAGTCACAAATAAACTTATAGTGAACAAAAATGTCTTTATAGCGGGTAGAGACTTTTTAATTGAGGATATCTACCTCATGCATAGACTCAAACTTCGTCCTGAAAAGAAGGAGAGGGACCGACAGCGTCTCGTAAAACTCGCACAGATGGTTGATAAAAGTATCAAAATGGGCAACTCAATTGAAGACATCTTCAGGAAGGTTAAGAGAAAGATTGTCAAAAAAACACAACGGACCGCACCCCCCGGACACGTCTCTGTCACCAGGGCCACCAAGATTGACCCAGCGAGATATGCATATTTCACTACGAAACCGTCAGATGAACGTTTATCCAAACAACTCGTACATGGACTAAAACCTGTAGTCAAAAATACAAAAGTTGAGGGATATCAAAATACAAATGGAAATCAAAGATTCAATCTAAATTCACTCAAGTGGAAAACGAACAATAGAAATGCGTATGTGAAGAATGAATTCAAACTTCGTACAGAGCGGGCTCTAAAAATTCCCAAAAATATAAACACGTCGAAAACTCTGTACGGATATAAGGCTCGTAGAAATAACTGGGTTCCAAATTCAGTTCTCAGGGGAGCTGCAGCTATACCCTTCATCGGTTTAAAGAAATGAGACATAATCCAGGTATAACATGTTATACAATCCCCCAGTAAAAGGTGATGATGGTCTCTACTTTGTCAAGGCATTGACTGATGAAAAGCGCAAGTGCCTCGTGCAAGTCAACGGTGTTAAGGTTGTAGATGTGTCAGGGGAGTTTGTTTTCGATCTCTCCTCTAACGATAATATGAACAAGATCCAAGAAGTTGACACAGGCAACCTCGTGGCAGCTGTCGAGAATTGTGAGACTTGGTTTAACCGAAAACTATCAGATAATGTAATCACGTCGGCGTATACCTCCAGCCACCTCAGTCAGGAAATCACAGGCGACCTCCTCGATGTCACCAGGGTATATGATTCTAAACAGGAAGGTATTGACATTCAATCTGTACAACCAGGTAAGATGTGTGATGTCATCCTCGAATTCGCTGGACTTTGGTTCGCCAAGAAAAATTTCGGTCCATCTTGGAATGTTGTTCAGATCAGGATTCACGATGACCCGATCACGGATACATACCCAGAAGGATATGCCTTTACCGATTAAAAAAAAATAATATAAAGATATATAAAAGACAATGAAGAACGCCCGTGTTCAACAACTTGTAATGATCGTGGCCGTCATGGTTGTAGTGTACTTCCTATTCAACTGCATGGACAAATCTGATTACAGCATCAAGGAGTATGCTGCCTTCCCAGGTGCCGGACCATCGGCGGCTCCAGGTGAGGCCGGTAACGTTGGCATGAACAAGGGTACAGGGCTCGCGTCCTCCCTCCTCCCCCGCGAAGTTGCCTCTGATGAGGACTTTGGTCAATTTGCCCCAGAAGACATCCTCAAGGGTCAGAACTTCCTCGAGCCCCGCCAACAGGTTGGTTTCCCAGAGACTGTGGGTGGCAACCTCCGCAACGCGAACCAACAGATTCGCGCGGATCCCCCCAACCCCAAGGACCCCTTCGTTTGGAACAACTCTACAATTGTCCCAGACACAATGCAGCGTGGTTTGTGCGCTTAAAGATTAGGTGACATGGGTATGTAACAATGACCACTGTGCCTAATGAACTTTCCGAGAGCGTTTCAAAGCTCGTCGACCTTACAAAACAACTTTCAGAAGCAAAAGCTGATATCAAGATTCTAAACCAGGAGGAGAAGCGCCTCAAAGAGGCTGTGAAGAAGCATATGGTTGGTCAGGGTATTGATACCATTAACCTCAGGAAGGGTAAAATTAGCATCCGTAAAAGTGTCAGGAAATCCGGTATGAGTAAGGATGCAATTAAGGATGGACTTTTGAAGTTTTTTGCGGGAGACGAAGCAAAGGTCGAAGGAGCCCTAAATGCCATCCAAGACGGACTAAAAGTAAAAGAGTCTACCACAATCTCATTAACTGGTATAAAGGAAAAACCTGAAAAAGAAGATAAGTAGTACAATGGTTTGGAGCCAATATGTATATGAAGCAACCACTGGCCTAGATTCATACGCCAGTGATGATGAAGAATTTAACGATGACACTCCTCTGAATATGCATGACTGGGAAGTCAAATACTCAGATGAACTCACAATGTTCTGGAATATGACCAGGACCTTACTCGAAGACGCCAGTATCACCTACTCAGGGGACTACTGGGACTTTGTCGAATTTTGTTTTACGGAACATGACGGCGCTGTGGCGAGGGTGACTTGGGAATACCAGGAACAGACCACATGGTTTGAACACCGTCTTAGTCATATCTGGAAGAACCTCAGACGAAGCGTGATGGAAAATGGACTCTATGAGGAAATGTTCAGGGGTGCAAATGTATACAATTTCATGGACTTTGCAAAAAATAGTATCCGTGTATATTAAATGCTCCCAGACCTCACATCTCAAAAAGTTGCCATCCCCGCCGCTCTTTTTTTGGCGCTCAGCCCAGGTGTTCTTCTCACCACAGACGGCAAAAAGATCGCTTTCAGGAACGGGAAGACCAACCAAATGGCTGTGTTCTTCCACGCGCTCGTCTTCTTCCTCGTCTACAGTCTCATCGCCAAGGCTATGGGTCTCGTTCTCACCAAGACCGACCTTCTCGTGACCACCACCCTCTTCTTGGCTCTCAGCCCAGGTCTCCTCCTCACCCTCCCACCAGGGTCTGGTGGCGTCGTCCGCTCTGGTCAGACCAGCCTCCCAGCCGCTCTTACCC